CATTTGCAAAAAATTTAGCCGAATTTTAAGGCTTACACACAATATTGACATAATATCAACTTAAAAAGTTTAAGTTTGGTTTACATTTCACCTAAAAATGGTTTGCAATAAACGTAACAACTTTGTAACAACTTTTGTAACAGAGTGTAACACTGTTATAGATTATGTTTAAGATACTTCGTATACCATAATCGTTTTTTTGAATGTAACAACAAAATGTAACAGGGTGTAACACAAACCACGCCTACGTTAGACCCAATTGGTTTACTTTTCATTGTAACAAAAAATGTAACAACCCATAACTGTTGTTATAAGCCACTCTCCTGTTTCACTACTAACATTATGAGAAAAAAAAGTATAAACTTCAGGAAAAATAGAGCATATTTTTAATAGAATATGGAACGATATGGTAATTACTGTAATTATTTGTAAAATAGCTTCTACTTTTCACAGTTTTTATATGTTTTTTTCTCCATAATTTTTTATAAAATCTGGAAATGCCTACTGTGAAAGGCTTTGAGGTTGTTACATTTTTGTTACAATGAAAAGTAAACCAATCCACTATAAGCCTTTGTACCACTCTGTTACACTCTGTTACATTTTACTGTTACAAAAAAAAACCTGTTTATGGTAAATAATGTGCCTTAACATGGCTTGTATTCTTTGTTACACTCTGTTACATTTGTTGTTACACTCGAAAGTGAGTGTAACAAATTTTTGGAAGAATTTTCTAGCTGAACTTTTTAAGGTTTTTTGCTAAAAAATCAACAAAAACTTAAAAAATTTAATCCTGTAAAATTATTACATAACTATTGCTTTATATGATATAATATGTATATGGAGGTGTGCTGTATTCCGAATAAACCTAAAAGGATATGTGACTATCCCGGTTGTTGTGCTACATCCATGAATAACAAATGCGAGGAGCATAGACGTAAAGGTCATAGAGAGCAGCATCATACAATGAACAGACCTGAGTACCATCAGATGTATGATAAGGGTGTGTGGAAGAGATTAAGGCTAAGAGTACTTTACAACAATCCATTTTGTGTATATTGTTTGAAGAGGGGTATACAACGACCAGCTACAGACGTGGACCATATAATAGACCATAGGGGTGATAGTGAGTTGTTTCATTCGCTCTCTAACTTGCAAGGGTTATGCCATGAGTGCCATGCTATTAAGACGGTTAATGAGACTAATAGAAAGAAGGGTGTATATTATGGCTAGGGGTAATAAAGAAGCCACACCTATACAATTAAAAACTAAGGACCCTAAAAAGTCTAAAAAACTTATTGCTATAAGGGCAGAGGAAGAGGCTAAGTTTAATGTGACTCCTAACGACTTAGAGTATCCGGAGGATTTATCGGATAAAGCTAAGAAGGAATGGGATAGAATAGTAGCATTATACAGAGACTTACAAGACCCTATACTGAATGACTTAGATAAAGATGCTTTAAGGGTGTATTGCGAGGCTGTAGTTACATATAAAGAGAATATGGCAGTGGTAAGGAAAGAGGGCTACGTGTTAGAGAGCATTAACTATAAAGGACATCCTAAGAGTGAGCCTAGTATATATTTAAGGAATGCTACTAATGCCTCAGAGACCATGCGTAAATATGGTGCAGTATTATTATTAGACCCAATATCACGGGCAAGAATAGCGGTTATAAAGACTAATCAACGTAATAAAGAAGAGATGGACGAAATGGAGATGCTAATAAAGGGGCTTAAATGATAACATTTAATCAAACTAAAGCACTAAGGGCTATCAAGTTTATAGAAAATCTAAAGCATACTAAGGGTAAATTTAGTGGTGTTCCTTTTAAACTTCTCGATTGGCAACATAAGATAATTAATGATGTGTATGGTACTGAGAACGAGAACGGTACTCGACAGTATCAGCACGTATACTTGGAAGTGCCAAAGAAAAATGGAAAACAACTTATGTTAAGTACTCCTATACCTACGCCTAAAGGTGTTGTCACTATGGGTGACTTACAAGTCGGGGACCAAGTATTTGATGAAGAGGGTAAACCTTGTAATGTTGTAGCCTTATCACCTATAGATAATACGGAACAGGCTTACAAAATAACATTTAAAGACGGCACACATATTGTTGCTGGAGAACGCCATTTATGGCAAGTAGAATTAACTACTAATGGTAAACGCTCTAAATTAATGACTACCGGAGATATGTATAAAAGATATATAACTAAACAAGCTAAGGATAACAGGTGTCTCTTTAGGATTCCTATAAGTAAAGAACTATCTTTAGATTCTAAAAAATTAGAAATAGACCCATATTTATATGGTTTTTGGCTTGGGAATGGTAATGCTAAAAAGCCAGAAATAACTATAAATCGGGGTGATGTTGAAAGTATAGTAAGTGCTATACCATATAAGCCTACTAACCACTATCAGCAAGAAGGATACAGTGATATTTATGTGTATAATGAATTAAAATATGTTTTATTAGACACTTTTAGAGCTAAGAATATACCATATAGCTATTTGTATTCTAATAAAGAGCAACGCTGGGAGTTATTGAGAGGTTTAATGGACTCTGATGGGTGTGTTAGTACGGAGAAAGGTCAATCTATATATGTTACTATATTAGATAATTTAGCCAAAAATGTACAACAGCTATTGTGGAGTTTAGGTATTAAAAATACTTTGACTACAGTTCCATCTACTAGATATGGTGAGCCTACTGGAGAGACTTGCTACCTAGTTAAGTTTACAACTTTTGATGATATGGTTGTATCTAAGCTAAAAAGGAAAACGGAAAGGTCAATATCACGTAATAAAAAATCTAGGTCACATTATCACTATATATCTAGTATAGAACCTTTGAACTATAAAGTTGATATGCGTTGTATTCAGGTGGATAGCCCTTCGCATATGTATTTAGCTGGAGAGTCATTTGTACCGACTCACAATAGTGAGCTAGTAGCCGCTACTGGTCTGTATCATACGTTTGCTGATGGTGAGATAAAGGGAGAGGTTTATGCTTGTGCTGCCGATAGACAACAAGCGAGTTTATGTTTTGACGTTGCTGTGGATATGGTAGACCAAAACAGATCACTTAAAAAGTACACTAAGTATACAGCATCTAAAAAACGACTAGAAAATAAGATAAATGGGACGTATTTTCAGGTATTATCAGCAGAAGCGTTTACCAAACATGGTTTGAACCTTTCAGCCTGTATATTCGATGAACTTCATGCTCAAAAGAACAGAGAACTGTATGATGTTATGACTTTTGGTAGTGGTGATGCTAGATTACAACCTATATGGTGGGTAATCACTACCGCAGGTGATGATGCCGATAGAACCTCTATAGGTTGGGAGATACATGAGAAGGCTAAGAAGATAATAGACGGAGAGATAGTAGATCCACGTTGGTACTGTAAGATATACGGAGTAGACCCTGATTTTGAGGGGGATATATATGACGAGAATTTATGGTATACAGTTAATCCTTCTTTGGGTCATACGATAGATATCGACAAAGTTCGACAAGCTGCCGAGGGTGCTAAGAACAGTGAGGCTGAGGAAAAGTTGTTTAGGTGGCTTAGACTTAATCAGTGGGTTAGTTTTAAGTCTACAGGGTGGTTAGACCTTCCTTTGTGGGATAAAACTACCGGTGATTGGACACCTAGCGATATGGTGGGTAGGAAGTGCTATTTAGGACTTGACTTATCAAGTACTACCGACTTAACAGGTCTTACGCTATTATTTCCACCTGATGGTGATATAAAGGAGTGGAGGTTTTTCTCCGAGGCATGGATACCTGAAGACAATATGAAAGCTAGAGTAAATAGAGACCATGTACCATATGATAAGTGGGTAAAACAAAAGGTGATGCACGTTACACCGGGTAATGTTATAGATTATGCGTTTATTAGATCAAGAATAGAACATTTTAACTCTCTATATAAGGTGAAGTACCTATGTACAGACCCGTGGAACTCTCGAATGTTAACCCAAGAGCTAGAGCGTACAGCTATGGAAGTATTAGAAGTTAATCAGAACATGGCTAATATGTCTCCAGGAATGAAGGAAATAGAGCGATTATTAAAGACCGGATATATGACACATGAAGAGAACCCTTGTGCTAGATGGTGTTTTGGTAATGTTAGAATAGCTATTGATGGTAATATGAATATAAAGCCAATGAAAAACAAGTCAATGGACCGCATAGACGTTACGGTATCGCTAATAAATGCTATGTCAGTGGCTATTAAATTTGAAAACATGAATATCTATGAAGGAAGAGGGCTTAGAATTTTATAGAGAGAAG